GCGATAAAAATATTTACTTCCTAATTTCATAAAATAATAATGCATATCTTTTAAGTTATAAATTATCTTGACAATTAAAGTTTTCATAACAACCTCCCCCAAAAATTGTTTTCATTGTAATTATACTATTTTTTTTAAAGTTATGCACACTTTATTATTTAGATATAAAATTATTATCTATGCATCGTATGCTATAGTTACCATCTGAATGTAATTTATCTTTTATGGAATAGTTCCTGTAAACCAAACAATTGTTTGCAAAAACTTCATCAGTTTGCCCAGTAAGTTCAACTCCTAAATTATAAAACAAATTATTAAATATTCTACAATTTTGAGTTAATCCTCTAAAAGCAAACCATGAATTTTCCTTAAATAAATTACCATAATAAACAAGATTCATACCTGCATTAACAATTACGCCTGCATAAGATTCAAATATATTATTTCTACATATGTGACCATTCATCATATCCCAACCATCTTCCCAATCTATATCACAAGAAGGGTCGCGACCTTTATTTCTTCTAAATTCACTGCCTTCTATAATTATTCTTCTACCACCAACAACTGCTATTCCAGTAGAATAATTGTCTTCTATTATACAATTTTTTATATAACATTTATAAGGTTGATTTATAACCATTACTGCACCTGCAACAGCAAAATCACCTACATTATTAGGTTTATTTTCTTGGAAAATAACTATTTTAACATATTTAGCATTTTGAGGGATTGAATATTGATAATACTGATGATTTTTTCTTTGAACTTCTAATAAATTATATTCTTTATCAAAAAAGAAAATATCATATAATCTAGAACTTATATTATATCCTAGATAATCATTGGAATTACCAAAAACAAATTCATTATATTTTGAAACATCTCCTAAATCTTCATATTGATTAGTTCTCCAACAATTAGTTTGTTTTATGTTGTTTCCTTCATCATCTATATTGCCTTCTTCAAGTCTATCAGCATTAAACCAACCACCATAAGCGATTGTATTATTTTGAAAAGATATATTAAAACCAGGTGACCTACTTATTTCACAATTTTCTAGACCACAATTTTCACTATATCCAAATGTAACACATTTACACATATATGATGTATCTGTTTTAGTAGTAATTAATTGTTCTCCATATATTTTTGCATTTATAATTTTACTATTTTTTATGCCTTTATCAAATGTAAACATCGTATAACCTCGTGTATCATAAACAGCAGTATCTAATCCATTAGTTCTATCACTTTCTTCTATCTGTAATACAGAAGAAGAAAAATCTATAATTAAATCAGATGGAATATATATATTTATAAAATCAGTAGGATATAAATGATATTCACCACATGGGAAGATTATTTTTTTATAATTCTTGTTATGGGCGTAATTTAATAAATCTTTAATAGCATTTGTAGTCTCAATGGCATTAGTGCCATCAATATGTAAAATACCATTATCTGTAATACAAGGAAGTACTACGTTATATATTTCACTGTCTAATATATTATTTGTAACAGGATTTGCAACAGTTAGCTCAAATGAATCAATAAAAGTATTTGTTGAAATATCTGTAGCACTAATTGTACATACACCTGCTTTTATAGGAAATAACACACCATATGTAACACTACAAATTGATTCATCTGAACTTTTTATATGAACTAAATTATCATCTTTATAAGTAAGTGGATATAATAATGCAGTAACAGGATAGATTTCTCCAATTTCTAATTTTTGTATAGGATTTACGATTTTTATACCTTCAACATCATTTTTTGTAGAGATAATATCATTGTCTCTACTTTCTTTAATAACATTAACTTTTGTATAATATTCAGCAACTTCATTATTCTCATCTTTAATTTTAGTAATTATTCGCGTGTTACCAACTGCTTTTCCTTTTATAATGCCAGTATCAGTAACATATGCAATATTATCATCTTCAGAATGATAAGAAATATTATCATTATTGTTTTCTATAAAGATTGGGATATTGCTCCCCAAGCAAAGTTTCACTTCATTTGGAAATACCCTACTTGAGGCTACTACTCCCCCAATTTAGATATTTTATTAGAATCAACTTTATAATTATTTAATATTTCAGAATCGCTTAATGCTCTTTTATATATTCTACCATAACAAAAAACTGCTGTAGTGTTATTAGTCGTAGTGCTTTTCATAAAATAGAAATTATTATTTGTTTCAGTTAAAAAATTAGATAAATCTTTATATCCTGGTATGTTAAAAATAGTAGAATTATTTGGTAATTGTAATTTTTCTCCATTAACAAATAAACATGCATCGCCTGAAGCATTAATTCTTACTGTTATAGAATGAAATTTCTTTCTATATTCATCAATTTTAGTATTACTTTTATTTATAATATTAGAAGAAACAGCAACCGCACCTATTGATGCATTACCTGAAGATTGAATATAAGGAACTCTAAGGAAAGTGTTATATGAACTATTAGTATCAACTTCACATTTAGCTTGCCCTCTACTCCAGTATCCATCAACTGCACCTATAATTCCAATTTCTATAGTAATCTCATCAGTTATACCATAATTATCATCTTTTATAGGTATTGTTATTCCTGAAGTAGAAGATTCAGTAATTGTAACTCCATTATTTTGATTATAAGTAGTTGAGTCAGCAGAAAGAGTAAAAGGTGTATTATCAACTAAATTATTAATAGTAGTTGAATCTTGGCCTTTTTTATTTGTTGCATCAAAATTTATAATCAATCCATTAGTAACGATATTTTGTGGTTCTTCTGTTTCTCCACTAGAATTTAAAGGGATTTCTGCAATTATCTTATTCCCATATTTTATTATAAAACTACTATTTGTTTGTTCTGTACTAAATAAGTTCGCAATATCTTTATATTGTGCAGCAACTTCATTAACTGCACCTTTAACAGTTTTAGCAGTTGTAGTTAATTCCTCAGTACCTAAATCAGTTTTAATAGTATTTATATCAGTTTTTATTTCTGTGTCATCATACGATGTGCCAGTTCCACCTGCAGGTAATTCAGTTCCACTATCTAATTTTGTTCCATCCTCTTTTGCTAGGTATATTTTCCCACCTTCTACTATAGATTTAGCAGGCATTTTATTATTAAGTTCTTTACCTTGCTTTGCACTTAAAGCAGATGTTGAACTATCACTGTTTAAATTATCTACTATTGCTACCGAACCTGTTCCACCTGAATTTTGATGTGCTGCCTCTATACCATTTTCCATATTGTTTAACGCTTCTTTTGTAATTCTGTCTCCACTTTTCCATACTTTTTTATTATAAGACATTTTATCCCTCCTTATAAAAAGAGGACCTATGAAGATCCTCTTAAATGATAATAAAAAAGAGAAGATTAATTTTCTATTAAATCTTCTCTGCCTTCTGCTACTAATATAATGTCTATTCGTTCTTTATATTTGCTAAACTTACTCATAACCTTTGCATAACTAAGGTTACCTTTCATTATTTGTAATGCTAAATATCCAGCCATTCTTATTCACCTCCTTCTTCTCCAAATAATAAAACATTCAATGCAGTTTGAGTTAGTTCTAATTCTGATTTTAATTCTTCAACTTCCTTTTTTAGTTTTCCATTTTCTTCTTTTTCCTTATTTATTTCTATCAATGATTTTTCATGAAATACTTTCATTACTCATAGGCACCTCCAAATCCAAATATTGCAACTTCTCCATCATATCCTTGATTCTTTGTAACTGTTATTCTTATTTTTATTCCCCATTTGGAAGCAGTTTTGCTTGTATTAGTAAATAAATGAGGTCTATTAAGTACTACCATAGTAGTTGCATCTTCCCATGTAGGATCAGAGTCAAATCCATTGTTACATACTTCTACTTTTCCAACTCCTCCAGTTGTGGTCCATTGAGGGGATACTAATATCTTTGTTGCTTTTGCATCTGTTTCTATTGCATTTTTCATAACTATTTGTAGTTTTGTTATTTTTCTGGAAAATGTAATAGTCTTTGAACTACTTCCACCAAGAGCATCACTTGCTATTATTTCTACTGTATTTGTATTAGATCCACAAGTAAGCCAGAACGTATCAGTTATTCCTACTGTATAGTTTGTATTTGTAGTAGCACTAAATTGGTTTATTACTTCACCATTCAATTTTTCAGTTACAGTTATTGCATCTCCTTCATTATCTTTAACTGAATAAGTAATACTAGGTTTAGTTGTTAATTGCCCTAAATCTGTTTGACCTGTATAAGTTATAAATGGTGCTGAATTAGTCTTTACAAATGTATATCTTCTATATGTAGTAGCACTTCCGTCAGTAACTTCTATTTCTATGGTATTGGTAGTATTCATGCTAAGAGAAACAAATAATTCATCTGTTATTGTAAATGTTAAAGTTGAATTTTGAGTTGGATTTTTTAATGTTCTTATGATACTTCCATTTAATTTTTCTTTTACTGTTAATTCTTGGTCACTATCTTCATCTGATATAGAATAAGTTATACTAAATGAACTTGTTTTGTTTCCTAAATTTTCATCTTCTCCACTTATAGTAGGTGGATTATTTAATAATTCCAATGCAAGTATACATCCGTTAGCAGTTGAAGAGGTATACAGATCAAAATCATTTTCACCCCATAAACTTTTTATATAAGGAATATAATTATCTTTATTATATATAATATTGATAACGTTAGTTCCATTTAATATTGTAGATGTTAATGTATATAGAGGATTAGAAGACGTTATTGAAAAATCCAATTGGTCTAATACAGTACTGCTTAGTTTATTTTGGAATTCATCCTTTGATAATAGCCTTAAATTATATAATGAACCATTTATATTTAAAGTTTTATTTATATTAGCTCTTTCGATTACTTCATTATAAGATACATCTTTAAGTACAAAAGTTTGAGATATATATACTGTTTTACCATCAATTTTACTTTCTATCCATTTAAAACCATATTTACTATCTGTATTACCAACAAATGTGTATAATGCATAATCCTGAAAATTGGGCGCACTTTGACTTGGAACTTGTTGTAATTTTTTGCTATTTCCGTATTTATCAGTTCCTTGTAATGCTCCTATAGTTACTATATCACCTACTGCCATCCAATCACTTCCTTTCTAATAATAAACCTTACCTAAAATTGGACTATAAATCCCATCAACAATATTAATATCATCTAGAGTAGTTAAATCTTCTAAGAAATTGTTATGTGGCATATTATTTATAAGATTGTCTTCTAATACTTTTACTTTTGTTTGCATATTTTTTACAGCTGTCTCCATTACAATCATTTCACTATGTGCTGATTCTATGCCATCTTCCATATGATTCATAAGTCTAGCACAATACAAAGTACCAACTTGTAATACTTCTCCTGTATCAACATCTTCTATATGGTCTATCCATTCATTCTTTGTATATATACTCATTTTTTACACCTCCGTAAATTCATGCTTAAATGCTATATACAATGCCTTATCAGTAGTTCTTTCATAGACTTTCTTGTCTTGCGCTACTATATCCCCATCTTTATCTATTACTCTTATATTTGTAATTTTTCCTTTGTAATTCTCATCAAAGAATACATAAGCACAAGCAGTATTTCCTATTACTTTTTTAGAAAAAAAATCTATTTCTTTTTCTTCTCCATCAAGTGTATATTTAACATTTTTTAGTTTGCTAATATAATAATTTGCTAATTTATTAAGCGCCTTATCTGTAAGAGTTCTCAAGTTTATCACCTCCTAATGTGATATAGCGTTATTGCTGACATTTAATGTTATACTCTTTGAAACACCGCTCTTAGAAGTTGCTGTGATAGTAGCTGAACCACTTGAACTAGCTGCAACACAAAATCCACTATGAACAGTAATAACACTTTCATTATTTGATTCCCAGCTTAAAGCTTTGTTGATACAGTTGTCATTAAACGTTGCTCTAACTACACAATTATTTTCATTAAAATCTGTTGCTTGAATTGTGAAATCACTACTATTAAGTACTACATTTTCTGTACTTAAAGGATAATATTTAACCCAATCAACATATTGAGTCATTTCAGTTGTACTACTATCAGGAGTACCACCACTAGCTCCTATTGCTTGGTTTAATAATATAAAGTGTGGTATATGGAATGCTCTATTATCAGTAGCACTTGTTCTGCTTAATTCATTTCCATCAATAGAGAAAATCAAACTACCATCTGTATTCCATTCCATCGCAAACTCATGCCAATCTCCAGTGGCATAATTATTATACCATACACGACCACTTTCTTCCTTTTCATTAAAGAACGTACCGCAAGTTAGTTTGCCATTATAAAATTCCATTACGTCGAATTCGCCACAGTAAGCCCACCATTCGCCTAAAGTATCAGGGCTAGCATTTTCTTTATAACCAAATTCGAAACTATCTCCTAGGGTCCAAAATGCTCCAAATGCTCCATTATAGTTACAGGCTCTAACTCTAGCTACTATTTTACCGTACATAAAAGCAAAGTGTCCTTTTGAAATTATAGATGAAGAAGTCCAAGAACCGTCACTTGCTTTTTTACCTCTTAAAGCTAATATGCCATCATTGATTTCTGCATTAGTATTTGTATATCTTTGGGTTTCATTATTTCTTACATATCCTAATTCATATCCCCATTTATTTGAATCTATTGTGTTACTTGAAAAATCGTCTATAACGTAAGCTCCATCGCTATCTAGCAAAGCACTTGTACTAGAAGATGATTTAGTCAATATTCCAGTTACTTGTGTACCGCCACTTGTACCACATATTCTAATATATGAAGCACCAGCTGGCACATTAATTGTTGTTGATAAAGACCCAACTGACCAGTCTGATGTATTATTTTCTATATATCCTCCTGAGTCATTGCCTAGATAAGTATCACTACTATTATAGAAACATACACAAACATAACTTATAGGATTTAAATCAAGTGTATATTTTCCGGATGGAGTTACTGCTATTTTATCAACTGTGCTATAGTATTTTCCATCGGTAGTATCTGTAATTACCCCATTATCAAGTTTTTTATACTGAGTGAAAGTTAATCCACTATTATCTACTAAAGTAACTGTGAATACATTACTTGTCTTAGTAGTTCCACTTGCAGTTGTTACTCTTATAGCCATACTATATGTTCCAGCACTACCTTGGTTGTCATGCTTGAATTTGTAATTTGTTCCATTTACTACAACATCACTTGTTTTATCGTAGAACGTATTTCCACCATCCCATGAGACTTCATGTTTTACTACTTCTACATTAGTATTATATTCTATATAGAATTCTGTTTGTGCAGGTTGTGTTATATTTGAAATATTACTAATAGTTAACGTTTCGGTAGCACTTATAGATATAATTAAATCTCCAGTAACTTTAGATATATTTATTTCATTATTATTAAAAGCAGTAGAAGTTATATCAACTCCACCCATAGTTATGCTTAATGAATTTATTTCATACCCACTATTGGCAGTTATAGTAGCAGAGTAACTGTTCCCATAATCTACCTGTATTGCAGAGTTACTATTACTTACATTAGTTAATTTATTAGTTATACTAAATTTGATTATTGTAGCAGTTATATTCCCGTTATCATCCTCAGATAATGTATATTTTTTATTATCAAGTGTTAATATTTTCCCAGTAACCTTTCCACTTATCAAGCCTATATTAGTAGCCATTGTTTGAAACGTATCTGTATTACTTGTTGCTACCCCTTTGCCAGTAATAGCTTGAGCAATTAAAGTTTTACCATTACTGGCATATTGAAAAACCTCATTTATTGCACCTTTTAAATCTTTTGCTAATGTAGATAACGTTCCAGATCCTATTATATTTTTTATTTCTGTGTCATCATAATTATGCAGATTCTTCAATTCTTGATGCGCTTCATATATCCCATTTTCAATATTATTAATATCTTCTTGTTTCATAATATCGCCGGTTTTCCATACTTTCTTTTTATATGCCATATATTCACCTTCTTTCAGTTATAAAATTTTGCTATATCCTATCTTTAATTCGCCTATTTTAGAACTTATACTTTCTGTTTCTGTTACAATAGCATAATCAACAAAAGCATAATCAACAATATTATTTTTACTTGGATTATGTATTAATTCAAATTCCTCTTTTGACATTTTTATTATATTTTTATATAATCCACAAATAGGTAAATTGCTATATCCATCATAAGTTCTTGCTTGTATTACTTTTCCTATATTGCCATATCCGTCTGAATAAGATTTCCACCAAGTACCTACTCTAAATGTATTGCACTCTGGCAACTTAGATAATGCTATTCTCTGACTACTATTAATTACTACAGTTCCCTTTGAAGCAAAAGTAAATGAGTAATTAAGGTGAGCTGGTTTATATAGTTCAATTGCATTAATAAGGTCTGAAAAATTACTACTTTTAAATTTTGCATTTTCTAAAGTGATATTAAAAATGTAATGTGCATTATCTTCTTCAACTGTTACATTTTCAACATCAAAAAAGGAGTATGCAAGTTGCTTTACTACTTCAACAGTAGTTGTTTTGCTACCCCTCATTTTTGTTAAAATTATACTTCTTCTTTCTTCATATGTTTTTCCTATGCCTCGTGGTAAATATAGCATATTTTCCCAATAATCTAATCCCCAAGTTGCAGTTAAAACATACATTTGTCTTAATACATCTTCTATTTCTTCAACTAATATATCTCTTTCTTTTTGTTCAGCTTCTATAATAGGCCTAGTATATCCATTGTCATAAAAATAAGGTAGTTTATCGATTAAATCCAACTAAACCACCTCGCTCACCGAAATTGTAATTGTATCTATAACAGGAATATAATAATCTCCGACAGGTATATTTTCTTGTTTATTATTTATTGTATATGCTACTATATCATCTACAGCTCCCAAATCACCAACTACTGATAATGCTTTATAGTATATAATATCTTCATCTTCTAAATTATTTACATAATCTGATAAGACTGTTGATATTTGTTCCTTTGTATCATCTAATGAATAAGCACTATCTAGTTTTATTTTAATATCAAATGTTAATTTTAATAACTGCGGAGTATCAACTGTTACAGTTGCTCCTATTGGTCTTTTTTCTTCTATATATGATATAACTGTATTTACAGTTTCTTCACTGCATGGAAGATTGTCATTACCTATAATAAGCACTTTTACTGTTCCATTGCCATTCCAAAGAGGATATACTTTCACTCTTCCTACTCCATCACACTCTAATGCCCACGCTTTATAATCATTAACATTTCCTGATGTCCTTGGATTTTGAATTATATATTTAAACCTTTCCTTAAGTTCTTCATCTGTTTCAGCATCTACACCATTTTCAAATGCACTTTCATTTATTAATGAAGTAACTCCAGCGATAGGTTCTACTAATCCAAAAGTGGACCCAGCTGGTAAATTATATTTATATCCTATTTCTGTCGCTTCTACGTATAGAGTATCTTCATTTGGTAAAAGTATATCGTTTAATACTATATATTCTAATCCATTAGATGTAATTATTGTACTGTTGCCTATAAATGTATCATCTAATCCTGTTACCTTTATGGCACCAGTTGCCTTTTCTCCATCTTTTCTGTATACTCCAAATTCATTAACCCTTTTGTCTAAATAATCATCGAAGGTATCTTCTATAAATGCTAAATTAAGTATGTCACCCATGGATATATAGGCCTTTGCTAATTCTTCTGCCAATGGTGCTAATAGGTTAAATGATACTGAACCTTCTCTAGTATCTAAATTATTAGCACTTGTATTTTCCAAAATTCTTTCAATTAAGGCTTCATATGTTTGCTCGCTAAACAACAAAATTCACCTCCAATTCTTCATAAATTGTTATTGCTCTCATATCTACTTGTAATGTATCTCCATCAAAATCTACTTCAAGTTTATTTATTTCTAATATATAAGGATTTATCAATAATGCTTCTTCTATATATCTAGTAACCTCCATTTTAGTAAGTTCAGGAGTATAATTTTGCCCTAGTAATATATCTATTTCGCATCCATAGTCCCACGAATAAATTGAATAATAATATCTAAATGTTTTTATAGCATGCCATATCCATACACATATAGCTTCATTTTCCTCTACTATCTTAAATTCATTGTTAATAATAAGAGGATGTTCATTCTTGAAATCCCATGCTATTTCTCTATACAAAGGCAATGTGTCATCTTCTTCTAATTCTATGTCTGATACACTTTCAGTAATGTAGTCAATAAAGGGATAAAAACTATCATTGTATTCTTCATCCATCTATACTCACCACCTTTGATATAATATAAAAAATATCATCTTCTCTAAGCATTACAACTTTATCACCAATATTCAGCTTGTTTACATAATCTTTAGATTTATGAGAGTGTTCTCCTCCTGTATGAGTATGCGTTCCATCTCCTCCACCTTCTCCTGTTGCATGGCCTCCACCACTATGAGTATGTTCTCCTTTTGTATATGTTTGTGTTTCCTTATGTCTATCTAAGAGCCATTTATCTATCATGAGATTGTCTTTATCTAATTCTATTTCAGATGTTTTAATTATTAAATTTGGAAGAGGTGATACAACAATTCCTATATTCAATAATTTATTTTCTGTTATATTACTTTTAGAAGTTTCTTTAATTATAGATAGAAATTCATTATAAGGATTTTTTTCCATTAGATCACCACCTTATATATGTCTTCTTGCCCATATAAATTTTGTTCCTCTGTAAGATAAGTATGATTTCAAATTGACTATCATGACTTTCTTATAAGAGTATGAAGCGTGTATCATTTGCCCATTTCCTATATACATACCAACATGAGTTATTCCATTTGCTCTATCTGTTGAATAAGTATTAAAGTAAATTAAATCTCCAGCTTGTAATTGTGATGTGCTTGTTATCTTTTTACCTTGTTCGCCTTGTACATTAGAAGTTCTTTGCAATGTTATTCCTAATGCCGTTTTATACACATAGCGAGTAAATGATGAACAGTCAAATGATGTCGTAGAATTTATTGAAGCACCCCATACATAAGGTGTTCCAAGTTTAGCTTTTGCAACAGAGATTAATTTCTCCTGTTTTTTATTTAAAGGTAAATTTGAAGTAGCTGGGACTTCTTTGTATCCAGTTCCATCTCCTATTATGATATATCCATGTTTAATGCCAAAGGCTCTACATTCTTTGTCAGTTCTCATTAATATATCTATGTGATATGCACCATTTTTAACTACGATTTTCCCACCTCTGTCGGTTACAGTATAAGTTTTACCATCTATAAAACTTCCCGTACCACTTGGTTGTATCTTTGTTCTGAACGGAATACTCTTAGGTGCAGCGCATGTACGTTTGCTAGGGTCTAATTTTCCACCCATGCTTTGATATATTCCACCTTCTATTCCAGGTCCTGGCCAATATGCAGTAAAAATGGCTTTTACTTTCTTGCCGTTTAATATTTTTTCTCCATCATTGTAATTATTATCATTGTATGTTGTTTCTTGTTTTTCTTCATCTTCTCCTGCTTCAACTTCGTTCATTAAGTTTTTATAATTAAGATTAAGCGCTATTTTATATTCTCCATTTTCCCAAGTATGAGAGTCTGTATCTATATAAAATAGTCCTTTTAATCCTGTTGATGAGTCTGTAACAGTCACACCATATCCAGTAATACAAGTGGTATCTCCATATCCATCCAAAGATGCACTTCTTTCTCTATCGTTTAATTTTTTCTTTGCTTCTTTTCTAGCACTTTCTAAATCTATAACTGTAGTAGTTGTTGTTTGGTTATTGTCAGTTACATCTGTTGATGTATTTGAATTTGATATTTTTTTACCTCCAATAGTAACTTTTGAATACCAAGCATTTGATTTATTTCCTCTGAGTGTATTTCCTCCACCTCTCTCAAAACAAGCGCCAAAATAATAACCAGCTTTATAAGCATCTGTTAGCTTTATAAATTTGCTTACTCCTCCTACTTTACTATTAAGCAATGATTTAGTTGTGCTATCTTCTCCATTTAATTCATCCCACATATGTTGTAATTGGAGATTTAAGTTTGTCCAGCTTACTCCTTTTTTAGTAGCTTTTCTTTTCAAGCTTGCTAATCTTACTCCTAACCATTGAAATAATCCACTTGCTCCAATACTATTAACAGAACTTGTATTGAATGAGCTTTCACATTCTGCATTAGCTACTATTGCAGCTGCAACCTGTGGAGTGCAACCTTTGCCTATACAGAAATCAAATATAGATTTTGCTATTGAATTAGTAGTATTTAATGAAAAAGAGTTGTTTTTAGTAGTTGAAGATGTAGAAGCGGAAACTGCCATTGTTGATATTTCAGATGTTGCTGATTGTGTAGTTTCTGATGTTTGGCTTTCAGCTTTTACAACTTCTTGAAATAATCCATACAAATCTATTGAATTACTATTCTTTTCTTCTCCTATTTTATTTCCTGAGTCATCTACTATAATTACTCTATTTACTACATTCTCTATACTAGATTTATAAGTTGTTGATATTATATTTTCTTTTTCTTTGAATTGAACATCTAACTTTATATCTCCTTTTAGGGCTGTGCATATCTCACCTTCCTTAGCATAGCACATATATTCTTTGCCATTACTAGCATGAGAATTTGTATAAGCACTCATTATAGTGTCATACATGCTTACTCCTATAAATACTTTGCTCCATGAAACACCATCACTTACAATGCTTCCTTTTTTAAGTCCATATTTTGAATAATCATCTAGCATTTGAGTAGTTATTTGACTAGCAGTCTTATTCTTGAAGTTGTAATTAACTTTAATATTAACTAGTTTTTGTGCATGGTCATAAGCCATGTAGCTTATAGTATCAGCAGTTTTTTCTATACTGTATATAAATCCTCTGAATAATTCTTTTTTATCCTCATAAAAAAATACCATGTAGCCTTCTTTAATATCGACTTTTGGTATTTTTTTATCGTATTTATTTGAAATTATTGAAAATTCTAGCTTTCTTGATGCTTGTTTATAATCTCCACTCCAAGTAACTTTTTCTACTAACTGTGTTATATCTGTTTTTTTATTATTTCTATCAACTATTTTTAGTGTTATCATTATATCACCAGCTTCCATCCAGCTTTAATTATTGTATTTTTAGTCAATGAAGGATATTTAGATTTATTTTTTTCTATTATTTTTTTATAGCTTGATCCTTTTCCATAATATTTCTTTGCTATATCATATAGTGTATCTCCCTTTTTTACTGTATGAATTGTTTGTTTACTTTTGGTTGAAGTTTTATTTTTATTATTGTTTTTATCTTTTGAAGATGTCCTATTTTTGTTATCAGTTTTCTTTTTAGCTGGAGTTGTTGATGATATTTTAATTTCTCTATATTCCTTTAGATTGATAGTATAATATACATCTCCTGTGCCATCTTGTTGGGAAAAGGTAAAATCAGTTATTCTTGCTTGGAAGTTTATTTCTGTGCCAGTTACTATAAATCTCATTACTTCACCATTATTCATATAACTTCTTATTTTAGAAACACAATCCCATTGTTTTGGATAATTAGAATAATTTACAAATTTATATTTTCTTTTTGGATTTGGGAAAAATGATGATATCTCTATTGTTCTTAATCCTTTACCTCCAAATATTGCAACGTCTCCTAATCCTGTTATATTGCTGTCATTTATTATTGCATAATCTTGTACATTTATAGTAGAAGGCAATATGGGAAATCTAAATATATGTTTATCATTTTTTAAATACATCTCCATAATGCAATATTACCTCCCTTACTAAGTTATTATTCTCTGTTCATTCAGTTTTCTTACTAAAGCTGATGCTACTTTTTCCACATCTGCATTTTCTCTTATTATAGTTCCATTCATTGTTATACTGATTTGAGGAGTATCACTTTTACCTTTGCCTTGTCTCCATTTATCAGCATCTCGTCTTGGTAAAATTGCTTCTCCTTGATGCAGATTTGCTAAATAATTATTATAAGGAACTCTTCGAAGTCCTGCTGCATGGTTTCCATCTTCTGCTCCAGTTAATGACTCTGTAACCTTTTTAACTGTAGCAACTATAGGATTATTTGTGATTTTATCTTTTAATCCTTGCCATGCACTTTTTATATCACTAATTACACCTGATATTTTTTCTTTTACATTATTAAAAGCATTTATAGCAGTATTTTTAATAGCATCCATTGCATTTTTTATAGCATTTTTAATAGCATTCCATTTTTCTACTACTATAGATTTAATTGTTGATATAATAGTTGATATGGCAGTTTTTATTCCATTCCATATTGTAGTTACAACTGTCTTGATTGCATTTCCTACCACTGATACAACTGTTTTTATGGCATTCCATGCATTAGTTACAACTGTCTTGATAGTAGTTAATATAACAGATATAGTTGTTTTTATTCCATTCCATGCTACGATTACTATTCCTTTTATTATATTTAATACAAAAGTTATACTAGCTTTCATCTCAGTCCATTTTCTTATAACTAATGCTTTAATAAATTCAATAATTGGCGCTATTGCTGCTTTTAACTCATTCCATTTACCTACTACCCAGTTTTTCAATTCAGTAGCTTTTGCGCAAATTGTATCCCAGTTTTTGTATAATAGAACTCCTATGGCTATAATTGCTGCTATTACACCTATAGCTATTAAAATTGGGGCACTTAAGGCTGCAAATCCTCCTGATACAACTCCTATAACAGTACTTATGCCAGTAAATGCTAATTTTACTGTTGTTACTACAACTATTATAGCTCCGATAATTCCTATTAGTGTTGTTATAGCTGCTACTACCATTGTTATACCTGCTACTAATTGAGGGTGTTCTTTTATAAATTCTTGGAACTTTTGGATTACTGGTTGTATAGCATCCGCAATTTGTTTTATAACTGGTGCTAATGCTTCTGCAAAAGCCGATTTAATTCCATTAATTGCTGAATTTAAAGGTGCTAATGCTGAACCTAATTCTGCTTGTGCCTTTTGCGATTCCCATAAAGATTTATTATAATCAATCATGGATTTATTAGTTTTATCATACGTTTCTTTACTTTTTCCGTATGCTTGATTTAAGGTATCTGTTATAAGTTTATTTTTTTCAGATACAGTTTTACATGCCTCTAATTTCTTATTAAAACTGTCTTCACTTATTCCAGCCCAGTTCAAAGCATCTGCTAAGTTTCCTGTAACTTTACTAACTTGTGCTGTTTCAGTAATCGATTCGGTTAGTGATTCAATAGGGATACTATCTCCATATGCACTCCATACTGCTAGCGAAGCATTGATAGTTTTATCTAATTCACTTTGAGATAGCCCCATCTTTTGTAAATTGGAAACAACATTGACTGCCATCATATCATCACCAGTATATCCATATACTTGTCCAGCATTTTTATTAGCATCTTTCTGTTTATATCCATTTTGTTTAGTTGATCCTTGCAATTTACTTTGTAGAGAATTAAATTCTTTAGTAGCTTCTGTTAATTCCATTAAGTTTTTAACTACATCAATAATTTTTCCTCCAAATTCCATCATTTTTTGTCCAGCTTCCATAACTCCTAGAGAGTTTATCCCTCTTGCAGCTTCATTTGCAGCACTATTGGTATCTTGTAATGATCCATTAGTATCTTTTATTGTGCTTGTTAAATCAGTCATTGAATTAGCAGTATCTCCAGTTGCCTTTTGTACATCTTTCATAGCACTATTTACATCACTAGATGTTTTATTTAAGTCTTTCATTTCATTTTGAATTTCATTAAGAGGTTTAGAAACTTCGTCACCTTCGAAGGCGAATGATTGCTTCTAGTGTTTTATCATTTGCCATTAGCTCACCTCCTCCTATTTAATATTTAGAGTAGGAAAAATATTTTTATTTTTAGATATCTTATAAAACTCTTCCGATTCTTTTCTTATAAATGCTTTTATTATAGTTTTTTCTCCAAATCCCATATTATAATAATGAGATGGCATTATATTTTTATGTTTAAACAGATAGTACATTGTAGCTGTTTCACTATCTGTTTCAATTAGTTTTTTATTTCTTCATCTACTTTTTCTATTTTCTTTAAGTCTGATAAATTATTTATTGCATTTACTAAGTCCTCTACTTCTCCTTTAAGAAGCAATTTATTTATAAGTTCTTTTGGAGTAGCGCAATCAAAATGTTCTCTAAGTGCCTTATCCTTGAATATTGGACAACCTTCCATTATAGTTAATACTTTTGTTTTATATACATCTATGTCTGATACGTTTCCATCTTCAATTTTTATAGCTTTCTGTTGTATTTCTGTAGCCTTTTCTGCATTTATAGCTTGTATTTCAAATTCTAGTTCTTCACCTATTTTTTTTACATACATTTTATGTATAGCAGTTGGTGTTTCTAATGTCCCTGCGTCTATTTTCATTAATTTATCTATTATATTCATTTGATTTCCTCCTAAAATAAAAATAGGCTTTAGTTAGAAACACCAAAGCCTTTATGATATTATTTTTTATATTAAATCTATAAATTTATATTTTGTAAAAGTGAATGGGCATTCCACTTCTCCTAATGATTTAACTTCAAAATCAAATAAAGTTAAATCATCAAAAGATACTCCTGATATACTTATTCTTTCACTTCCTCCATTACCTGGGTCAGCTAATTTTCCAACTATTGTTACATCTGGTTCTAGACCATCTTTCATAAAATTAGCTAACAATTTTATCATTCTAGAGTTTGTTTTCTTAAGTGTCATAGAGCCAGTTCCACTATATCCTGTTATTTTATGTTGAGTCATCATTTCACCGCAGATATCTATATCTTCTTTGTCAAATTCTATCTTGGCTTGAAAAGCTGCTATTTCATCAACTAATACATCATTTATCCAAACTTCCATTTTGTTATCATGTAGCATTTTATTCTACATTTCTCATGGTTTCCCATGAGTCCAGACTATGTCTTTACCTTTAACTTAATAGTAAGGTAACGGGTGCTCGTGTCTCTATTATTGGTTATCTTCCGCAAGAGTTAGTCGTTGCGCCTTCCTAACTACTTTTATGATATTTGTTAGGCTCGGTTCAAAGTTGCCATAAATAAAAAAGAACCCTATAAAAGAGTTCTTAATTCATGATATAATATTTCATCTATATTATTAAATTCCCAATATGGTATTCTTATTAATTTTATTTTATGTTGTTTGGCAAATTCACTTTTGATATTGTCCTTCATTAAATTAGAAGCAAGTTTATTTTTAGCTTCTTTCCATCTTCCTGGTTTATAATGTAGCTCTCCATCATATTCAATTAAAAATTTTAATTTATTGTCTTTGTATATAGCAAAATCAAAAGGTAAAGTATATTTATATCTGCATTCTTTATTCCTATATTCTCTTTCGTATTGAATATGATTATTTTCAAGAAATAGTTTTATAGCATTTTCTCCTTTACTTTCTTTACAATATTTGCATCCTCCATTTCCTAATAATGTTCCTGCATTTTTTTCTGATATTTTACCACATTTAGTATGTAGACATTTTATCTTTTCTTTATCCCCTTTATATTCAGATAGTAAAATAAATTCATCTCCATACTTTTCTTTAATTTCCTTTTCAAATATTTCATGTGTTTTTCTTCTTTTGTCTCCATACTCTAAAAATGCACATGCTTTACATTTATGTCCATCTAGTATATGTTGTCCTCTAGCATAAAATTCATTACCACATCCTAAACATTTGAATTTCATTTTGTCAGATGCCTTTGTATATTTACTTATTAATTTGCAGTTTGTATTAGAATTTGCTAATTTTTCTAAAAATTCTTTTTCACTCATAGCATTCCAATGAGGATTGCATTTATAACATATTGGTCTTTTAAAAAAGCTATTAAATGTTACTGTTTTTATATGCCCTTCAGAACATTTTATTGTAATTTTAGCATTTAACTTTGGATCATCTGCGTTTAGTAATTCAAATCCATTACTTTCTACTATTTCTTTTATTTTATCAAAAGTGTATTTCTTCATAAAAATAAAACCTCCGATAGTTTTTTATTTCCGAATACTTACAAATAGGAAAGGGACTTCGGATAATCCCCTTTCGCCAAGACTCGCGACTTTCTTAACTATCCTATATTTATATTATATCATAAATATAGTTATTATTCTTAGGTTTTCTTTGAATTCTCCCGTTTTTTAACTAAATATTTCTACTTAGTGGGGCAAAGTTGGATAGAAGTAATACACTTACCCCAAGTACCATTTATTACTTCGTTAGCTTTCAACTAAAAACACCTCCTATATAAAATAAAAAGAACTTAATAAAAATTAAGTCCTTAAAAATTGTTTATAAATCATATATTTCATCTTCAAGTCTTTTTATTGCAGTTTTTATTGTTTTAAAATCTACTTCCATTCTATTAGCTTCTCTATTGATAGATGAACCATTTTTAAATTTATATTATAGATATTTTATGGAAATATTATACAAAGCATCTGATTTTTTATTTCAATGGCATCAGATGAAGCAGCGAATGCTAATACTTTCTATCGCATCAAGAATTTTACATTCTACTGCTATAAACACTTGATCTCCTGTATTTGCTTCTCTTATCTGTTGATCGCTCATAGTAGATATATTAACTCCATTTGATTTTAAGTATTTCTTTTGTTCTTCCATATCTATATCAACTGTTACTGTATTTTTTTCAACTAGTCCATCATTAATCAATCCATCAAAATAACCATGGATAGCTGTAATTAGTAATACTTTATTATCATAACTGTTACTTAATTTTCCAATATATGCATCTCTTGCAGTTTTTCTTATATCATTTGCTATTAAGTCCATTATGTCAACAGTCTTAATTTTTTGAAATAAATCACCTTTACTTTGTATATCTGTTACAGTTGTATCAGATACAGTAGTTAAGCTGTTTACTCCTCTTGCCACTTTTATTCTTCCTGATTCCTTATAAAGAATAAATTCGCCTTTCCCTACTTTTTCAGTTGTTTCAGTTCTTGATTCATAAGGTATCAAATCAACTTCTGGTACAGAAGTATAAGTGGTTGACATTCTTAAATCTGTTCCAGCTATTAATCCTGCAACTCTTGCAGTAAATTCAGCAGCAGTATAAGTTTTTTCTCCTACAACTACTCCACTTTGAGTTACATTTATTATTCCTTCATAATCAGCTGTTTCATTAGCTAATACTGCCTTAACCATATTCCCTAAATTTCTTTGAGATTTAACCCATGTTACTATTGCTGTTTTATCTTCATCTACAGCTGATGGGTAGCATAAATAGTCAAATTGTGTATTTTCAAAATGACTTAAAGCATTCTGCAAAGTTAATTCTCCACTTATAATGTATAGTTCTAATCTTAGTGGTGCACTTGTATTTCCTATTAAAGCATTCGTTATAAGTTGCTTATTATTATCTGTAACATCACTAGGTATATCAGTTACATCAACTATAGTTGCAGGAGATATAGCTTTTTCTTCCTTTATTATCATCGCAACTATACCTCTGGATCCTCTGCTTATAGCAGTAATACCTTCTTGTATAAATTTAATACTTATACTTGGTAATCCTAAAGCCATTTATTTCACTCTCCTTTTAATTCTCTAATAATTTTGAAATATCTACAATAGCTTTGTCCACTATTGGCAAAGTAGGATCATCGGATTCTATTGTTATATTTCTTAATTCATTAAGTTGTAAATGTAATTCTTTCATTAATTCATATTCTGTTGGTTCGCTATCCGGATTATCCAACGGACCAGTATATTGTGAATATTTAATATCATCAAAATCAAGATGTATCATGAAATCAAGTATTCTACCTACTTCATCTGAATATATATTGCTTTCTATATCATCTACTGTCAGATAAGTATCATCTACAAATAAAGTCCTTCCAAATATTTTTTCAAGTCTATCACTGGCATCATATATATTTGTTATACTTTCTCCTGCTTGTTGTAGATACTTTATTGATACTGATATAGTTCTTAGGTTAGATATTCTAGTTATAGCTGAACTTGAAATAGGCAATATTTGCACAAAAAAACAAGACTTATCAAAGCCTTGCGTATTGTCATCTTCTATATATACATCTTGCGGAAAATTTTCTGCTACTGCTTTCGTAGTAGCAAACAATATACTTTTTAGAGGTATCATTTAATCACCTCCTATTTGAAGCCATATTTTTTAAATAGATTTTCTAAATCTTCTTCAAAATTTTTTTTAGTTTTTTCAAAAGAGGTTTTTAGCATATAAACTCCTTCAGCTACTCCTTTAACTTTTCCATCTCTTCCTACAATTCTATGTCCATATTCAACATGCAACCCATATTCAGTATTATTAAATACCTTTACATATAAATCGTCTTTTTCAAGCTCCCAACTCCTTCTTAATTGTCCCGTATCAACTGGAGTACGTTGTTTTACATTTCTAAGCAATTTACCACCATATTTTTCAATTAATTTCTGTAATTCTTTTGCAAAATTGCTCTCCATATCATCAAGCATTCCTATAATATCTAAATTCTTGAAATAAAAATAATCATTAGCCATTATACTCTCTCCTTCTTAGTGACTGGAGTTTCTATATGAGATTTATATGGATAAGGTTCGCCGGCCTCAAATTCTTCTGTTCTTCCATTGTAAGTTATAACTAACTTATCTCCAACTTGTATATCTACTGTTGGTCTACAAAATAATTTATAAGCTGCTGAAATATAGGCCGTCCCTGTTTCACCTGCTACTGTTGTTTCACTCCCTTTGTCTAATGAACATTTGAGATCAGAATATTTTAATATTTCTTGCATAGTTGTAATCCCAGTATTAGGGTTTTTAACTTTTTCTTTTCTATATATATCCATGCTATCAAAATACAGAGTTGCTATTATATCCGCTTCACTTGCCATAATAGCACCTCCTAAAATCTTAATTTTCTGTACTTATTAAGTATCTTCATTTCTTCGTCTGTTAATTCTGGGGATGTTTTTGTACTGGAATTGCTTATGCTTTCTGATGATACACTATCATAGTTGTATTCTATTCTTACACTACCTCTTGTAATAGATTTTATAGCTCCTTGATTAGCTGGAGTAGAAGTTCCTGAACCGTCTATGTCTTCCCCTAGAGAACTTAGTTTATATGCTATTATATTAGCTACTTTATCTTCTATAAATTCATTTATAGCATCTTGATCTATCTGTGGAAGAACTAAAAAATCTTCTATATTGCAATATCCTTTTACTCTTTTAGTAACTTTTTTTATATACAATTGTATTAATGAGTCATAATCATTTTTAGTAATATTTAATAAAGCTTTTATATTTTCAAGCATAATTTCACCTACAATAAAAAAGGGAGGGCATTAATCCTCTCCCTTTTTAGCTTTTTTCTTTTTTAATTTAGCCTCTTCAATTAGTTCATATCCTCTTGATAGCAATACTTCTACTTGCTGTTTTGTTTCAACTATTCTATGAACATTATCTTTTTTAAGCTCATACATCTAGAACACCTTCAATCTAACTAGATTTAGCATCTTTTATATTAGCAAATACTAAGTTTTTCTTGTTATCTAACACCCACAATTCATGATATCTTCTATAATCCATCACCCAAGCGTTTGCATTTTGGTTTGTATCCGGGTCAAATATTCTCATTTTATCTTGTTTTGTTACTGCTATTGGTACTTCTCTTGGAACTATTATAAAGTTAACATCTAATGCTTTTGCTGCTTTTGCATATCCTCCTGCTGTTTGAGTTGAAGTAGTTCCATCATTTAAAGTTATTGCTGAGTACATTCTGTTAGCTGGAGTTTTTATTATCGCGCATCCATCTACTGCTGGGACTTGAGTGTTTACGCCACCTTGTGAGAAAGTTACTGCCGCTAGCTTTCCTGCCATGGCTAATTCTAATTCTGTAACTGTATCATAGTTAGCATGTATTACTAATTCTCCTTGATATCCATTTTCTCTTATTACTTTTATACCAGCTTTTATTTTAGTTAGTACTGTATCTTTTGCTGGAGTATATCCATATTCAACATTTGTGTCATTAGCTACACCTATCGCTGTAGTAGCTAATTTAGACAATCTATATGCATCAACTTCTGGTACTACTTTTTCAGTTTGAAATACATTCATTACATTTGTAGCAGTTGCAACAAAGTTAGTTTCATCTACATCCATTGCATCTAATTGAAATTTACGTCCTCTGTCTTGACTCATAGTATATGTTTTATAAGATAATGTTACCGCTCCTTGAACATATCCTGCTCCAGCATCACTTCTATTATAATCAGCTAAACCATCAACTGACATTTGAGGTATTTTAACTTCATTCCCTCCAACATATTTAACTTGTCCTGCATTTGAGTCCATCCATCCTGTTAATAAAGTGTGTATTGCTTTTTGATCTAAAGCTTGTTGTAATATTTGTGCATAAGCTAATGTATTTATAGCTGTCATGTTTATCCTCTCCTTTTAAATTTAATTTATAGCCCCAAAATAGAATTGACTTGGGACAACATTGAATCTACATCTTGTGTATTAGTTCCCTTAGGTGTATATTGATACGTTTGTATATTTGAATTATTTTTAGGTGGTTCAGTCGTTTTGAACGCTCCTTCATCGCTCTTTTTAAGTTCTTCTATGAATTTAGAAGCATCTTCACTAAATTTACCATCTTTTAATTCAAATTTCTTTTCTTTAAATTTGCTAAGTATAGCTTCTTTAGCAAAGTTACTTGTAAAATCAATCTTGTTATCATTGAAATAATTATTTATAGCTTCTGTGTATTCTCTATCACTTTGAGCTTGTTTTAAGCTCTCTAGTTCTTTTGAATATTCCTCTGCCTTTTCAGCTTTCTTTTGCATTTCTTTGAATTCTTTTTCTTTATCAGCATATTTTTGTTTCAATTCTTCTTCTTTTTTAGATATAGCATCTTGTATAGCTTTTTCTGAATCAACAGTTTTAGCTTTAAGTTCTTTTATCTCAGAAGCGTAATCTTCTATTTCAGATTTATATCTTTCGATATCCTTGCCATGTTCGCTCATGATTTTATCTATAACTTCACTATCTATTCCTAACTCTTTTAAAAAAATTCTTTTCATTTTAATACCTCCATAATTTACGTTTTTATACGACTTTTACTTGTCGAATTACTTTAGTAGCATTTACTTCTTTTACGTCTAGTAAATACTAAAAAAGACAATAAAAAAAGATAACCTGAAGGCTATCCCATTAGAGTTGTATCTATTTCAATATTTTCTATTTCCGCTCTTTCTATTAAATATGATTGATATAATCTCATAGCTTTTAATTGTCCATTTAATAAATCATAACTACATTATTTATCAATTCTTACATAGAATTTTTCCTTTAAAGGCTTACAGGTTTCTAAATATTGTTTCCTTATGTCTCTATCTATTCTAGTATCTTCTAACATAAAAATAAATGAAGTTATTATATCTCCAACTTCATCTAATTCAGTCGCCTTTACTTCTATTACAAATTCATCTGTTTTTTTCATATATATACCTCCCTATAAATTTCCATATAATATATCTATAGTGCCACTGTTTTTTCTCTCCTAATCAATATATTTCTTTTTAAATTCTTCGTACTTCATATTTGCTGGGACTTCTATTCGTTTGCCATCTTTATTTCTTGCAAATCTTGTTTCATTTTCATCCTCATCATCATCATAATACGATATCGTACTGCATCTATCATTAGGATGCAGATTCAAAGAGGTGGGTAATTAATACCCACCTTAGCCTCCGTTAATTTAAATACTTTTCCATCTAATTTTCCACATACAGTACAAGTCCTACTATCTAATGTTGCTAGAAATTCATATTTTTCAATGCCTAAGTCTTCATAAGTATATTTGGATGCCTCATTCATCACATAACTATGTTCTGTCTGTACTAATCTAACTGCATTTTTATAGCTTGTATTCACCTTTTCTGATACTCTTGCAGCTACTTTCTTGCTTGATTCACCTCTAATTATCATTTGTGTCATTTCGTTTTTAATAGTTTTACTAAGTAATCTTTTGTTTTCCCATATTCTGTCCGAATAATTGCTACCACTCCATGGATAAGACAACACTCTTTCAACGGTCTTATTATTTATTCCACTGAAATTTGCTACAAATCCAGCTTTTTTAGATATATTAAATACATTTCTGTTATAATTGTCTTTCAATGTATCCGTTAGGAGCTCCTTGGTTTCTTTCTCAGTTGTTATAGCTAATTTATTAAGTTGTTTATCAATTTCATACTGCAATGATTCCCAACGTGTAATTCTACTTTTCATAGCTAAAGTATTAAGCTCTAATAATAACTCCGGATTATCTTCAATCATTTTAAGATATCCTTTTATATCAGTTCTCCATATTTTAAACTCATTTCCTGTTAAATATTTAGTTGCCTCTGCATAAGTTAATTGATTATCTGTTGCATATTTTTCAAATAGATTATTAATTTCTTTTTCTATTTCTTTATTTGCTAGTTTATAATGATGTTCTAATTCTTTAGCTAAATTATTACAATCCTTAATGCCTTTATTGAGTTTCTGATTTTCTCTATCTATCCAATACTGTTTGCTATTCATTATCTTCTTCACCTACTTCAGCAGGTTTTTCTTGTTGCATTTCATAAGGTTGTTCAAATATTGACTCTTCTTGTTGTTTTTCTTCATCTAATCTTTCCTCTTCTTTTACTGTATCTTCTACCCAAGGATGATTTTCAAGTATTGTTTTCTTAGATATTATTCCAGTAGACATTTGAGCTATTTGTGCTGCTTCTAAATCATTAGATATCATATTTCTAGTATAAGTCTGAGATATTTTATAATTTTCTGTTATTCCTAAAAATTTTAAAATAGCCTTTATTAAATGATTTATAGATGTTCTAAATTCAGTTTCTAATAACCCGGATTTTAATTCCAACTTTCTATAATAAAATTTAAGAGCGACTCCACTTACGCTTCCTGTAACTTCTATATCTTGTTGTAATCCTTGTCCAGATTCATATATTTGCTTTTTAAGATATTCTATAAGTACATTTCTAGCTTCAACAGGTATATCTATACTTAATGTAGACAATCCTCCACTGTTTCCATCAATAGATTCTGTTTTGACAGTTTTATATCTCTTTAAATCTGATAAAAATTCATTCAAATCAGTTCCACCATAATTCTCAAGTATATATATTATTTGTTGTATGTCTTCTATATCATTAGCAAATCCACTAACAACAACATCTTTTAAATCCAATAAACTTTTAATTTTTTCTAAGTCACTTTGTTTTTCTTTGTTATTAGAAAATTCGATAAACGGAACATCTCCTAAGGTATGTGTTATATCTTCACTTTCTTCTATTGGAGTGTTAGTGAAGCTATCTTTCATTTTCCACCTAATCATTTTATCGTTTGTCCAATATTCAATATAAGCATATGTAATTTCATCTAATTGATTTAAAACTTCTTCTTTTACTTTGTAATATCTAATTATGTTTATTAACTTTCTTTCTAATCCATTGTCATATATCGGTATAATTTCTTCTGTATTTACTACCTCATATTTAAATTTACTTTCTCTTGTGTCTTCATCTATTTCAATCCAATAATGCATCCATGCAGTTCCGCAATTACTTGCCTCTATTCCAATATTTTTTAATTTTCTTTCAAATTCATTACCTAAACTTTGATTAACTTTTTCATTGATTTCTTCATTATCTTCTATATCAATTATAGGAGGGTATGTAAATAGGTATGATATTTTTTCATCTACTAGTATTTGATGAATATTATGTGGTATTCGATTATCTGCATTTCTTAATGGATCTTTACCTTCTCCTTTTGGTATTATTCCTTTAAGTAAAATATCATTTTTATTATTATAATAGTTTTTGGCAGTTTTTATCGTATCTGCCTTACTTTGATTGTTTAATATTTTAGCCTGTATTCTTTGTAAAAGTAACCCATCTTCTAACATTTTTATCACCTCCTATTTAAATACTTGTATATTGTTTTTAACTTTCATTTCATTTTCTAATGCATATCTAGTGGCATCAATCGAATGGTTATCCTTATCTTCTAGTTTAGATATTGTATTGCCATCCCTATCAGTTTGATAATCTATATTTTCAAATTCTCGTGCTGTATTTGGTGTTCTTTTACTATCTATAACAATTGCTTCTAAATCATCTAGCCAATTTTCCCCAAACTCCACTGAACCTGGTCCTTTCTTAGCCCTTGTTGCTTTTATCCCATATTCTCTAAGCTCTGCTATGCTACGTGGTTCAGATGCATCGCAAGTTACCGAGAAATCATCATATTTCTTTAATTTAATTTTTGAAGCTAATTCTCTAATAGACATTTTAACTCCATAAATTTCATCTATAAAATATAACATTCTCTTTTTACTATCGTAGTGTATTCTAACAAATGCCATAGGGTCTGTAGCATATCCAAAGTCATTTCCTTGTTTAATATTATCAAAAGATTTTATTTCTTCATCTGTTATTCTTCTAAACTCCAAATTAGAAAAAGGAACTACTCCTGAGCCTATAGGTTCTCCTAAATATTCCCATCTATATTTAAATTCGTTTTTCTTTTTTACTTCCTCAGCTTCATCAATAAATGCTTTTGATATATGAGGATTATCTAAATAAGTGCTATGATGGATATATGTATTATCTGCAACGAATTGCGTTTCAAATTTTTTATTGACCCATGATTGCTTTCTCTTAGGCGGATTATAAGAATATATAACTTTATAACTTAATTCTTTTGGTAATTCTGCTCTTAATACCGAATTAATTATTATTGACACTTCATCTTCGGTTTTGAATTCTGCCAGCTCTTCTATCCATACAAAGCTTATAGGATATTTACTCATTTTAATTGATTTAATTTTTGTTGGATCATCTGCCCCTCTAAATATAAAACTGTTTCCTCTAGGAATGTATATTAATTTAAGCGGAGACTTTTGTATTCTCCATACATGATTAACGCCTAATATATCTATAGCCTCTTTTAACTGTTCAAATACTGACTCAGCTAATGTATTACCAACTTTTCTGATACATAGACAAGTTACTGGATATTTCATTAATGCTAGTACTAACCATAGCGATACATGAGTTGATTTAGCGGATGCTCTGCCACCTTTTAATACATGAAATAGATATTTATTAGAGTTAATTGTTTTCCAAAATTCATAAAAGTTTTTATTTATAATTTCTGATATTCTTTTATTCATCTTCTAAGCTTCCTATATCATCAATTATTGTTACTCCTACATTTCCATTTAAATCAACTTTTTCAGTAAATAACGAATATCTTTTTCCGAGAAGCTCAGCGCACTTATTTGCATCTTTTATAGATATTTTCTTTTTTATAATTTGAGGTTCAGATGTGTAATCTCCAGTATTAACCATAACAACTACTTCTTCCTCTAATTCTTGTCGCATTCCTTTCGTTAAGTATCTTAGCACTTCTTTAGCATCTGCTATTCTATCTTCTTCTATTTGTTTCATTTTATCATCAATATATTTTTTAATGTTAGGTTTTGCAAGGTTTTTACTTCCTTCCGTTCTAGCTGTTGCATCATTGTTACATCCATAAGCTCTTTTATAACTTTCAGTAGCATTAAGTGACTCAATATAGTAATCACAAAATGCTTTTTGTTTTTCAGTTAGCTTCACCTAATGCCACCTCCCTATTAATATTTTTCAATAATCACCATTAATAAATTCTTCAAACTCTTCATCATTTACAACTACTGCATGTCTATAAGTAATGTAACTAAAATACATATGGTACAAAGGTACAAAACAATATAATAAGCTTATAAATATCCACTTATTCAATACAAGTCTCAAATCTTCTTCTGCTAGTTTTTCATCTAATCTCAATAGATATAATGCATATACTATTAAAGATGCTATTACAAAAGTAAAATAAGTAATTGATATACATCTAAACATTTATTCACCTAGCCCTTCCAATAAATCCCTTAGCTTATTATAATAAGCATTATTTCTTGTTAATCTCATTAAGCTTTCTATCTCCCAATTGCGAGGCGTATTTGGAAGTTTCTTTCTAATACATAAGTCAACTATGCTCTTAGCTTTACTAAACGTTCTAACATGAGTGTGATGGTTTCTAAAGTCTCCATTGGTATTATGTATGATGTAGCCACCACTAGCCTTGTATATACTATACTCTTTTCTCTGAAAGATTTTCCTACTTCCTTGACTTTTATTAAAATTCGGCACTTCTTTCATTTGTTCTTCTAGCTTCCATAATTCCTTTGGAACTTCTATTGTAGGTTTTATAACTTCATCTATTTCCTTCCATCTTTTCACCATATAA